TCAGGAGAGGAGCTCGTTCACGCGGCGCTGCACCGCGGCGTAGCGTGAGCCGAGGCGACGACGCCTCTCGTCGCCGTTGCCGTAGTCGCCGCGGATGACGGCGCGCGCGAGCGCGTCGACGTCCGTCGCGGGACCCTTTGCCGCGCCTCCGGAGACCCCGCCTCCCAGGATCTCGTTCACGCGGCGCTGGACGGCCGCGTAGCGCGATCCCAGGCGGCGTCTTCTCTCGTCCCCGTTGCCGAGCTCGCCGGCGATCACGCGGCGCGCGAGCGCGTCCACGTCGCCGGAGGGTGCGGGTGGGGCGGCTGGTGAGGGGGCCGCCGCGCCGCCGCCCGTGATCCTCGCGTGCAGGCGCGCCCACTTGCCGGCGTCCACGTAGGGGGCGGGACAGCGCTTGCCCGTCACGTCGTAGTGGCGGATGACGTCCGCGGGCGTGAGCGAGTACTTCGCCATCAGGTCGCGAACGAGCGAGGCGAGCGCGCCCACCTGAGCCTCCGTGAAGTCCTCGCCGGCGGAGCACACCTCGATTCCCACGGACATGAGGTTCATCGGCCAGTTGCCCGCGTGCCAGGCCGTGTCGGACTCGCGCACGCTCTGGCGCACGTCGCCGGCCTTGCCCACGAAGTAGTGGGCAGAGGCGCCGGCGGCGTTGCGCGAGAAGTACAGGAGGTTCTCGTGGGCGCTTCCTCTCGCGCCGGTGTAGTGCACGACCACGCGGCGAACGCGCTGGCCGCGGCGTCCCCTCGTGTAGTTGCGGGCGTCGCAGGGCAGGAACTCGACTATCTCAGGCATCCTCGCCGCCCCCTCCCGCGTCGCAGCCCTCGGCTGCGCGCTCGATCTCCTCGAGCTGCTCCCGCGTGGGCACCGTCTCGGAGCCCTCCACGGGGACGCAGCACGTCGTCACGTCGTCACTCACGGCCGTCACCGTCCTCCGGGGAGCCTTCGCCGATGACCGCCATGACGGGCGAGAGCACCGCCATCACCAGGGCGACGACGAGCGCGCGCCACTCGGGCGACAGCGCCGTCACGCCCACGATCATGTCCAGGTTCGCGACCACGACGCCCAGGACGCCCTGGGCCACCGTTCTCGCGAGTCTCCACCACCACTCGTTGCCGCACAGGAAATCATTCATGGGGGTCCACCTTCCTCTCGAGCGCGTCGACGTCGTTGCGAACGAGGGCCATGTCGCGCTCGAGCAGGTAGGTGCGCTCCACCAGGCAGTTGTGCTTCTCGACGCGCCGCGTCAGCTCGACGATCCTCTCCTCCATGACGGCGCGGCTCCTGGAGTTCGAGGCGACCACGCCCGCGAGCGTGACGCCCCCCGATATGAGCGCGACGATTACCGACTCCATGCGCGTGGCCCCCTTGCGTACGACGTCCCCAACGCCGGACAGCATGCCAGCCGGTCACAAGCGGACCTACAGGTAGGCCTTCGCCGCCGTCAGGTAGCCTTCGCCCCCGTCGCCGTCGACGACGGCCATCGCCGCGGTCGTCCTGGACGCGTCGTAGGCGGTGCCGGCGCCGCCCACGAGCTTGACGTCGCCCAGAAACGTTCCGAGCGAGGCGGCGTCGGTTAGCCCGGCGGGGAGGGCCCAGCCCGGGTCCACCTCGGCCGTCACGAGCGACGTCATCCTCGAGAAGGCGAACGACCAGTCCGCGATGCCAGACGGGTCGAGGCCGTGGAGCGAGAGCGTCGTGGAGCCGGTGCAGCCGGCGAACGAGAAGCGCAGGCTCCGCACGTGCGCGTGCTCCCAGCCCATGACGAGGAAGTCCTCCTTGGTGCAGTCCTCGAACCAGTGGTCCAGGCAGAGCCCCTCGAAGCCGTCCATCGTCTGGTAGAAGGTGAAGCTCTTGATGTGGGGGCGCAGGTCGTGCCACGGCAGGCCGCTCGCCTCCTTGTAGCGGGCGTTCCCGACCGCCTTGATCCAAAGCCCGTCCATGGAGATCGCGTCGTACTTCGTCGTGTCCACGGCGTCGACGATGGCCTCGTAGGCTGCGTCGACTTCGTGCGAGTTGATGGGGTAGTAGTAGACGTGGACCCAGCGCCTCTCGTCCGCGTCGGGGTCCGTGAGGAGCCCCTCCTTTCCGCCGACGGAGAACATGGCCTTCGTCGCGGGGTCGTCCGCGACGGCGAGCCCGCCGCCCACAAGCGCGTGGCAGCCGTGGAACGCGGATGTCACGTCAGACATATTCGACCCGTCGAACGACTTCCGCCCATATCGTGTGCAGGCTGGGGCAGTTCGAGAAGGCCATACGCGCCTTGTCGGTCGCGCCGAGGTTGTCGAAGCCGACCACCTCTTCCAGAAGCGGGCAGTCGCAGAACCAGTAGCTGATGGACGGTATGTAGATCTTCTCCAGCGACGAGTCGATCCAGACGCGCCGTATCCGCGCGGCAACGGAATGCCATGGCCGCTCCTCGGCGCTCTCGAAGGTCGTGGTCGGGAGGCTCCACGCCTCAACCACCTTCCCGCTGCCTGAGCAGGCTTTTCGCTGGCCGAGGTAGTTGATCTCGAGCGTGCCGTCCGAGAGAAGGAGGGCGCGCAGCTTCTGCCCCTTGTCGATCGCGAGGATGGCGGCGGCCATCTCGCCGGGACGGTACCTGTCCGTCGAGCCGCTCGCCGTGCGGATCGCGTCCGCGATAGAGGTGAGGGTCTCCTCGGAGACGAGCCCCGCCACCGGACCGTTGTAGTCGAACACGTCTCCGGTGCCCCTGGGGCTCTCCGGCAGGCTCTTGATCAGCATGGCCATGGAGCTCGGTGGAAACATCGGGCCGTAGCCGCGCTTCTTGCGGATCGCGTTCGCGATGTCCGACAGCACGCGCCCCGCTACCACTCCCTGTGCCATCAGAAAGCCACCCCCATGAGGTCCGGGAACTGCTCGGAGACCCATTGCTTCGTTGCGTAGGCCGAGAGATCGACGTCGCCGCCGGCGGCTCCCGCCGGGCCGCGGGGCCCGGTGTCGCCCTTCTCGCCCTTGGGGCCCTGCGGGCCGGTCGCGCCAGTGTCGCCCTTGGGACCCTGCGGGCCGGTGTCGCCCTTCTCGCCCCTGGGGCCCTGCGGGCCGGTCGCGCCGGTGTCGCCCTTCGGGCCCCTGAGCGCCTCGAGCTGCTCGGCTGTGAGGCCGCCGATGTCGATTCCGTCGCCCTTCGGGCCCTGAGGACCGGCGGGGCCGGTGTCGCCCTTCTCGCCCTTGGGGCCCTGAGGGCCCGCCTCGCCCCTCGGTCCCGCGAGGTCCGCCGACGACGTGCCGGAGGCGCTCGTCACGGTGAGCACGGTGCCGCTCCAGGAGTGCGTGCAGGAGACGCCGTCGCGCCCGTCCGCGCCGCGCTCCCCCTGTGGGCCGGCCTTGCCGTCCGCACCGGCGGGCCCCGCCTCGCCCCTCGGTCCAGCGTCGCCCCTGTCGCCCTTCGGGCCCTGCGGCCCCGCGTCGCCTTTCGGTCCCCTCAGCGCCTCGAGCTGCTCCGGCGTGAAGTCCTCGTACGTGAACGGGTCGCCCTTCGGCCCGCGCTCGCCGCCGCCGGAGCCGCCGAGCTCGCCGGCGTCGCGCGCCGCGCGAATCTCGGCCGCGAGGGCGAGGAGGTCGGACCCCGCGTCCTCGTAGCGCCTGATCGCGCCCACGAAGAGCGTGAAGCCGTCGCGCACGGCGAGCGTGCCGAAGAGCGCGGGCCCCACCTCGACGCCGAAGGCGGGGGAGGCCTGCGACCTCCCGTCGCCCCACGTCAGCACCAGCTGGCAGTCGGCGGTTCCCTCCTGAGCCGCCATCGCCGCCGGCCACCACACGCGCGCGATCCCGTCCGCCGCGGACGTCACATCCGCCGCCTCAATGCCGCGGGTGCGGAGCTCCCGGTGGCGCCACGCCAGGTACAGGCGCGCGCCGGTCAGGTCGAGCGCCGAGCCGCGGCGCGACACCGCGACCTCGATGCCGCGCCCGCGCGCGTCCGCGGGCGACGCCGTCAGCGCCCCGCCCACGATGGAGTCGCAGGCGTCCCACGCCACGTGCGCCAGGCCGTCGGTGTCCAGCGCCTCCGCGAGTGCCGTTCCCATGTCAGAACTCCCTTCCGTTCAGGTCCTCCAGCGTCGCCACCTTGTCCGCGGCGACGCCCGCGACGTCCTCCACGGCCGCGACGCGCGACGCCGTCTCCGCCGCGACGGCCCACGTCGCGCGCTCGACGCTCCCCAGCGTCACGCGGCAGCGCGGCTCGCCGTCGCCCATCGTGCGCACGCGCCGCACGCAGCGCGCCGTCAGGCGCCACTCCGGGTCGCGGCTCGCGTCCACCACGGCCACGTCGTCGCCCAGCCCCACGGGCACGCCGCCCGCCACCTGGGCAACGTCGCACTCGTAGCTCACGCGGGGGTCGGCTCGCGCGCGCGAGCTCCGCCCTCGTCAGCGCCAGGAGCTCCGCCGCGTCCTCGCACTCCGGGAACACCACGTGGCCGAACGCGTGCACGCGCGTCGCCCGCGCGGCGTCCCAGCGCCCCCAGCGCTCGCGGGCGGCCTCGTCGCCCACCCACTTGACGCCGCCGTTCGCGTCCGCGAAGCTCAGCCTGCGCGTGTAGCCGCCGGTCGGCGTGCCGTCCTCGCCCTCGATGGGCAGGCCCTTGCCCCAGCCGTACAGCGCGGTGAGCACCTCGTCCTCCAAGACGGTCCTCCTGCAGCCCAGGAGGTTCCGCCCGTACGAGAAGCGCGCGCCCCTCCGGCCGCCGCGCCTCTCGGGAAGCGACACCCGGCGCGCCGCGACGCGCCCGCCGGCGACCTCGATCTCGCACTCCAGCTCGCCGCCCCACACGGACTCGATCCTCCTGAGCGCCGCGAGCGCGTTCGCGTGGTACACGAGCGTCGACCTCTTCGCGTCGCCCACGCCCACGCCGCCGAGCTCCCAGCGGCACCCGCCGGCCGCGAGCGCCATCGACATCGCCTGCGTCGCCGTGCGCTGCACCAGCTGGAGCTCCTCCACGTAGTCGCGCAGGAGCTCGCCCAGCGCCCACTCCGCGTACACGTGGCACGTCCCGCCGGACCTCTCGTCCGTGCGCACCACCACGTGCTCGCGCCATGCCCCGCCCTCGGGGTCGCGCCACAGCAGCCGGTCGCCCTTCTCCGGCGCCCGCCCGCAGTCGAACTCCACCGTGTCCTCGCCTCCGATCTCCTCGGAGTGCGTGAGCGCCCCCAGGACGGGGAGCGTCCCCAGCCGCTCGTCCCACCGGTCGAAGAGGAAGAGCGTCGGCGCCGCCATCACGCCCACCTCTCCCGCCAGCGAGCCACGTGCGAGGAGCAGCCCGAAAACGCCAGCTCGTGCCTCCCGGGCGCCAGCCGCAGGAAGTCGCTCCTGAGCGCCACGGAGGCCGTCGCGTCCGCGCCGTTGACGCTGCAGCGCCCCGCCGCGCAGTCGATCGCCACCACGTCGCCGGCGCCAAGCGCCCGCTCCAGGAAGACGCCGCGGCCGCCCTCCGTCACGGAGGCTCCGTCGCCGGCCTCGGCCACGAGCTCGAACGCCGGCCACGTCGGCCACGTCCCGCCCACGTCGAGCTCCGTCGCCCCATCCTCGCGCGCCTCGCCGTACGCGATGGGGTCCAGGCACTCGAAGGCTATCTCCGCCGTCCCGTCCGAGAAGAGCGACGACCACGTGCCGACGCCCGCGCACAGGGCGCAGCGCCACTCCAGCCCGGGCTCCCCGGGCACCGCGAGCGCCGCACCCGCGGGCGCGAGCAGCCACGCGCGCAGGTCGCGCCTCGCCTCGGCGGGGGTCCTGCCGCCCGGCGCCCTCACGTCCATGAACACGCGGAGCCTCAGCTCGAGCGGCGCCACGTCGCCGGACAGCAGCACGAGGCCGGGCCTCCCCGGCGCCTCGGCCGTCGTCGCGCGCACCGCGTGCGCGGGCGGCTCCGCGAGCTCCGCGGAGACGTATTCGCCGAAGTCGTGCCCGTTGTAGGCAAACGAGCTCACAGCTGCCCCCTCGCCCTGCCGTAGGCGGTCGCGCGCCGCTGCTGCTCGCGCCCGAGGCGCTCCGCCTCGGCCTCGCCGCCGCGACCGGCCGCTCCGGGGCGCCCGGCGGTCCCGCGCCCGGCCGCGCCGTACTCGCCGCGCCCGTCGCGCCAGCCCCAGTCCCGGCGACCGCGCTCCACGTCCGCGTCAGCCACGACCGACCACCCCCGTCATCGTCGCGGGCACGTCCCACACCCAGCGCCCGGAGCGGTCGCGCCCGCGCGGGGAGGGGAGTCCCGCGTCGAGGGCGACCACGCGCGAGCCGGCAGGCGCCTGCGCGCCCGACCAGTCGCGCGTGCGCAGGTCCGCCGCCACGGCGCGCGCCGTCGCCTCCGCGTCCGCGGGGTCGTCGCAGCACACGTGCAGCGCGAGGGAGCGCCGCCCGCGCTCGCTCCCGTCCGCCTGGGCGCTCTCGCGCTCCCAGGCGCCGCAGGAGACCACTATCGGCTCGCAGCACACCCACGCGGCCACGGGCACGTCGTAGGCGTTCGCGTAGCCGGCGTCCCGCAGGGCGTCGCGCACGATGCGGGCCGCGGCGCCCGCCGGAAAGCTCGCCATCATCCAACCTCCAGCTCCCAGTGGTGCACCTGGCCGCGCACCACGGCGCAGCGCCTGCAGCGCCGCACCCACATCCCCGGCAGCGACCCCACCACGACGCGAGAGCCCGCGGGAACCTCGAACGCCCCGCGGGAGTTCACGGCGTCCACGAAGACGCGCCCGGCCGTGGCCGACTCCCGGTGCGGGTCGTCCGCGACCTCGTCCGCCAGCTCCAGCCTCACGTGCCGCACGAGACGCGCCGCGCCGTGGCCGCCCCGCCCGTCGGCGGGGTACACCAGCATGTCGTCCGGCAGAAGGCGCCTCGGTATGGGCCTCAGGTACCTCATGGCCGGCCCGCCCCCGAAAACGCGAGCCCCGTGCCCGCGAGCTCCAGGAGCGCGGCCTCGGTCGCCACCTCCAGGCCCGTCGTGCCCCTCTCCATGTAGTTCGTCACCCTGAAGTCGCCGATCGCGTAGCCGCCCACGCGCCCCTCGCCGAACTCGGCGAACGCGTCGGCCGCCGCGCAGCAGGCGCGCCCCCAGGCGAGAAGCGCCTCGCCGTCGCCGCAGAGCCCCTCGGGCCCCATCCCGCCGCAGAGCCCGCGCACGCAGCGCAGGGCCGCCGGCAGAGCCTCGGCGTACGCCGGCGCCTCCAGCGTGCCCCCGTACGCGTCGCGGTAGAACGCGAACGCGGGCCCGTCCGGCCCCACGTCGCCGGCGGCCGCCCAGGGCGCGCCCATGGCGCTACGCCGCCGGCGCGGCGGAGACGGCCACGCCCGCGAGCTTGTTGTCCATGAGCTCCACGATGCCGTACTTGCGGTACTTCATCATGTAGGAGTCCAGGTTCTCCAGCTCGTCCGGGGAGAAGACGCGGCTTGCCACGTGCTTGTCGAACTTGATGACCGCGGACTTCTCCACGACCATGAAGTTGATGGCGCGGCCGTCCGTCGCCTTCGCGTAGCCGAACTTCTCCGAGTCGCCGGAGTTCAGGCTGATCTTCGTGTAGAAGCGCGCCTGCGGCACCTCCACGACGCGGCAGAAGCGCGTGAGGACGCGGTTGCTCATGTTCGGGTTCGCGAGCGAGTAGTCGTCGAGCACGCCCTTGAGCGTCGGCGTGATGAACAGGTAGCGCGAGCCGGGCGTCACCTGGGCCTCGTCCATCGCGTTCGTCACCTTGCGAAGCGCGGCCAGCACGTCCGTCGCCTTCGCGCTCGAGAGGTCCGCCGCCTCCACGGCGACGCCCTTGTGCGAGGCGATGGTCGCGTAGGTGAAGGCGTCGGCCTCGGGCGCCACCTGCGTGCGCTCAAGCTCGGCGCCCGCCTGCACGAAGCAGTCCAGGACGCCCGCCTCCTCCACGTCCATAACGTCGGCGAGGAGCTTGATGCCGCGGTCGTAGTTGAAGGCCTTGGTCTCGTAGGCGAAGTCGATCGAGCCCGTCTTGTAGCCCACGTTGCGCGTGTAGTCGCCGAGCCCCGTCACGGAGATCCTCGGGATCATGATCTCCTTCGCGTTGCGGCCCCGCGCGCGCCATGCGCGCCGGGCGAGTTCAGGCACGAGCTCGTCGCCTCCCGCTGGTACACGCGGTCGAGGATGGTCGTGTAGTTCTTGATTGCTGCGATGTTGTTCGGCATGCTCTACCTCCTTGCCCTCGTCGGCGAGGCCTGCGATCCTCTCCCAGCGCCTCATGTACTGGTCGTCAGAGCCGCCGGAGGCGCCGGCCGGCTCCAGACCGGTGGCGCCGCCCTGGCTCGAGCCCTTGCGTCTCGAAGAGCCACGGCTCGGCCTTCGCGAGCGCGGCCACGTCGCCGTCGTGCTCCGCCAGGAGCGCCTTCGCGGCGGTGACGGAACGCGCGCCGGCGGACCTCAGCGCGAACTCCGTGCGCTCGTCCGCGAGGCGGGCCTTCAGGTCGGCGATCTCCTTGCCGAGCCTCTCCGTCGCCTCCGCCGTCTTGGCGGCCTCGGCCACCTTCGCCTGGAGCGCCTCGATCTCGGCGTCCTTGGCCTTCAGATGCGCGGCGTAGTCGGTGTCGTCGCCCCCGCTCACCGCGTCCTCCTGGGGCTCCTGCTGGTCCTGCTTCTGCTCCCGCCTGCGCGTCGACGTCCCGGCTCCTGCCCGCCCTGCCGCTGGTTCTCGCCCTGCTCGACCTGGCCCTGCGCCTGCTGCACGCCACTGGACTCACCCTCCATTGCGACCGCCTTTCCGCGTCGTGCGGGCAAAGAGAAATGCCCGCACCTTCTAGGTACGGGCATTGTCCGGGGGTGTCACAAGGAGGACGACTCTGATGCTGTGGCGTGCTATGAAGCCCTCCGTACGACGACGCAGCAATCGAGAAGCTTATGCAGATAGGAGATCAGGTTGAGGACATCGACGGCGTCCTTCTCGTTGACGTCCCAATGGATTCTGAGCTCATGAGCCGTCGGGTTTCGCACCAGGTGCATCACGCCGTTGAGGAGTTCTTTGAGCCCGTTCTGCTGATTGCGTTCCGACTCGGTCTGCAGGGCGTTCAAGGCAAGGTACGGGTCATTCAAGCTGAAAGCCTTTTCAAACAGTCTCGTCCCATCGAGGCTAAGCCCACTCATCGCCCTCACCCGCTCGCAAAGGCTCTTCGCCGCCTCGTGCACGGCATGGTAGTAGTCCTCGGTGAGGAGCTCCCGATGGCAGCACTTGAGCACCTCAGCGTGGGCCCCATAGCCGATCAGCTTGTTTCTGAGTTCCTTTGTCCTACGTTCGACTTCGCTCAGGTTGGTCGCGGCTTTCACTAGGTGAAACTTGCCGCTGTCCAGAATCTCCACGCCAACGAGCATGAGCGTTCGGTTCACCTCGGACATCATCCAGCGGTAGCGCTCGGGCTGTTCCAGCCCCCTCGCAGGCTCGAAGCAGTGGCTTATGAGACTGTATATGATGTTGGTCGATTTGGTGGCGTTGACCCGCTGTACAAGGGCGCAGTCCAATCGCCTCCATTTGGTCATGCTGCCGCCGGGGTCGGGAAGGCGAAGCTCAGCTAGCAAGCCACCTATCTCCGAGCCGGTCAGACCCGACCCGGTGTCACCTATGACCTTGCATATCTGCATTATTTGGGCGTTGGATAAAGTTGGCAGCTGCGACATGAACGTTCCTACTTGTGATAAGACGGGGACAGAGCTATTGGGCTTTGGGTATCGCCCTATGTGGTGGGCGATTCTTTGGGCTTGGCATCGAGAAGCCCGTTGACGACTTCTTGAATGAAATCTAGAAGCTTCAGCAGGTCAGCGTTCCTCACAATGACGCGTTGTCCAGCGGCATAGAGGGTATCCCCAGTCTTTCTTAGGTATTGCTCGTCAACAATGCCATTGCTATGCGTTATGAGGTGTCGCCTGTTGAACATGAGGTTCATGAAGTCGAGCCCGTCATCGCCGATGCGGTGCTCGTATCTGAATCCCGTCAGCTCGTCAAACAGATCATCGCCGTCACGGAGCCTTTGGAAGACGCCCCGTTTTGCGTTGGTGCCTCCCAGCTCGGCATACCTGGCCTTACAGAATGACTCGAAGGTGCCGACGATTGAGCCGAGCGTGTCCTCCCGGATCGATTCGACCTGCTTCTCCGCCTCTTCGGATGAGAAGTCCTGCTTGAATATGTCATGCACCTTTTGCAGGTCGTCTATACGGCGTCGATACGATGTCAGGGAGTCCTGGATCGCGTTCGTCGAGAGGTCCTTGCCGCAGCAGGGGCAAAAGTAAGCATTGCCTATTATGCTGAACCTTGTGCCGCACTCATCACAGGTGATCTCTGTTTCCCATGCATCGGTCTGGGATATGGGGAGGTTAGCATACAGGGGCCTACTTGATGGCCTGTAACTGATTCGCACGTACTTGTTTCGCCGGGTCTGTCGCTCCAGCTGCCTGAAAGTCGAGTTGAGCTCATCGTGGACTAGGCCGAGGGCGAAGCTCTTGATGTTGGCGTTTAGGACGGCGAGCTGTCCTTGCGTCCACCACTTGTCATGAGGAGCCACGAGTCCGCACCTAGGGCAGCGCATGTGATGGCCGACTACCTTGTCCTCCCAGTCGTGGAGGTCGATTTTGAAGGTGAAGAGGCAGTTTTCGTTCGGACATTCGCGATCGATGAAGCCGTTTTCGTCAGACTCTATCTGTATGGGCATCTGATAGGAATCGTTCATGTTATGGAGTGGTCCCCTTCTAGTTTGCCTGTCCGTCAATCTCCCTCAGCCTTATGAGCCACCTCCTGATGGCGCCGGACTCGAAGAACCCGAGCAGCGCCCCCTCGCAGAAGCGGTCGGCCCGAAGCGAGGCAACGAGGAGTGCCATAACGGTCTGCCCGTCGAGTTTCGAGGCGTCGGCCCCCTCCATGGACTCCGTCGACCACTCGATGCCGCTGCGGGCGAGGATGTCGTTGTAGTGCGTCAGGTCGTATTCGGGGTGCCCGTCCACGAAGGTGTAGACGCGGCGGTCGAAGTCCCACATCACCGGGCCGAAGCTCACATAGGGGAAGTGGATCGGGTCGTCCGCCGTCCCCTTGTGCTCTCGGTCCACGACCCATGTTCCATACTCGTCGGCGGAGTCGAGCTCTGGTATGAGCTCGGTAAGGCTCTCGTACATGTTTCTTCTCGGGAAGTGCTTCTGGGCGATTGCGTTGAGCTGGGCACGGATTCCCTCGAACTCCTGGCCAAGGTCGAGCGTCGTCACGCTTACTTCGTTGCCGCTCATCTGATAGGTTACGTCCGGCTGCACCTCGTCGTCGGTCCGCGCGTAGAGCAGCATGCCGGAGACTCGGTGAGGCTCGTCTCGGAAGTCCGCGTCCCGGTTCTTCACGTAGGTGAAGATCTGGTACAGGTTGTGCGAGTGCACCGTGCGTGCGCCCATGTGGAGCTGGGTGTCATGCGCGTAGTACTTGCAGTCGACAATCAGCACGTCGCTACCCCGCGAGAGGGTGACGTCGCTTTTCATGGCGGGCAGCAGGTCGCGTATCCCGTCGTCGAGCGCCCACTTTACATAGGGTGCGCCGACCTCCAGGTCCGGCCGCTCGCGTCGGTAGTATTCCAGGACAAACCTCTCGTAGAGCCGGCTCATCTGCTGGTCGTCCTCGAAGTCCACGAGGTGGGCCCCGCCTTTGTCCTGTCCCTGGAGCAGGCCGTTGCAGGCGAGCCAGCAGGCGCCCATGAGCATGCGGTAGCCCCTGCTCGTCCGATCAAAGCGCATGCCCCAGTCGATGTGGGAGAGGTCCTCCTCGCCCACATCGCCGAAGTACGCGAGGAGGCGTCTCAGCCCGCGCTTGCGCTCAGGTGCGGCGTCCGAGCGCAGGAGCAGCAGCATGGTCGACTTGAGGATGCGGTTCATTGGCGTGTCCGTCGAGAGCTCTGCCCAGGTGCAAACCGCCTGACGGCGCAGTAGGGTCCGCGCGCGCAGGGACTCCGAGAGCTCTACCTTGCCGCGCGGGGACGCCAGTGCCCCGGTGCGGTCAACGTACTCCCGACCAAGCCCCCGCTTGACCTGCATGTCCACGCCTCGGCACAGGATTGCGGCGCTGAGGTCGGCGGCGTTGTCGAACTCCTCGGCATCGAAGTCGCCCCAACCTCGCTCGTCGAGGGCGCGGAAGGCGTAGGCGAGCATGTGGTAGACGTTGCGGACGGGGATCATTTCGCGGCGCCACGCAGCTCGCTTGCCCATGCGGCGAGCTTGTCCGGGTCGTCGAACCAGTACTCGCGCAGGAGAGGGAGCAGCTCGTACTCCACGACGTCGGAGAGCGCCCCTTCCTCGATGGCGTCCGAATCGAGGTTGCACAGGTAGCTGTGGCCCGATGCAGAAGCCGTCGCCCAGAGACTCGTCGGCCGATATGTCCTCGTTGAGCCTCTTTACGCAGGAGACGAGTCTGTCGAGCCTGGGGCTACCCACAACCTCCTGGTAGGAGCGGAAGCCATCGGAATCGAAGGCAGGCGCGAGGTCGAAGAAGTCGAAGCGGCGGCGCAGCGCATAGTCGAGCAGGGCAAGCGACCGATCGGCCGTGTTCATCATGCCCACGAGGTAGACATTGCTCGGCACGTAGAAGTAGTCGTGCGAGTAGAGCAGGCGCAGCTTGTTGCGCTCGCCGCGCTTGTCTGCTTCGATGAGCATGAAGAGCTCGCCGAAGATACGGGAGAGGTTGCCGCGGTTGATCTCATCAATCTCGAAGAAGTAGTCGTTGTCGAGAGTCGTCTGCCGCCCTCTTGCAGAAGTCGTAGAAGACGCCGCGCTGGATCTCGAAGCCCGTCTCGGTCGGGCGGTAGCCCTCAACGAAGTCCTCGTAGGAATAGCTCTGGTGGAACTGCACGAGTTCCACGCGGGAGGGGTCCTTCACGCCCATCATCGAGTATGCGAGGCGCTTGGCGACGAAGGTCTTGCCGACGCCCGGAGGTCCCTGGAGCACTATGTTCTTCTTGACGCGCAGTCTCCGTGCAATCGCATCGTACTGCCCTTCGCCGAGGTATGCCTGCGCGAGGAAGTCCTCCCTGGTATAGGCAGGGAGGTCGTCAGAGGGAGTCTCGGTGCCTTCGCCGTCCTGGAAGAGGGCGTTCAGGCGGCCCAGCAGATCGGTGGAGTCGGATATGTCGGTGAGCGTCTTCATGGGGAGCTGGCTGGCGGCGTTCCAAGCGCCCGCGTCGGTCCATCTCACCTTGCGAATGTGTGGATACTCGCGACCGTCGGCCTCGAACTCATAGCCGCCCTCGACGACGCCTCGCCCGATGACCTGCTTGAGGCCGCGCTTCGCGAAGACGACATCCCCCGGCTCCATATCGTGTGAGAACTGCCAGACCGCAAGGGCGGAGTTGCTCTGCGATTTGTCGCCGCCATAGGCCTCCTGGAGTTTGGCGCGCATGTCCTCCTTGCTACCGTAGGTGGAGAGGTCGCCGAGCTTGCCCCAGCCGAGGCCCATGACGCCCCGGGAGCGGAAGTCGTCCCACATCCTGGCTCCCTCGCCGGGGGCGTAGAGCCAGTAGCGCGTGGTCCTCACGCCGTCGTCACCGAGTGCGGCGTCCTCGGCCTTCTTCTCTGCGGCCTTCTGGGCAGCTTTCTTTTCCGCGTTCACGCGCTCCGACTCGACCCACGCGGCTTTGGATAGCTCGGGGAAGCTGTGCCAAGGGCATGCCTCGGTGCCAAGCTGCGAGAGCGCCACATCGCAGATGTCGAGGTACTCCTCGCCCGTGGGGACGCTCGATTTCTTCTCCGTGGGGACTACGGCGGCTACGGCAGGCCCCGCCTTCGTCATGTCGGCCATGAACCAGCGGTTCCGCGAGTCTAGGGCGATGAACCGTTGAGGACGCGCCCAGTAGAGCCCCATGGTGAGCTTCCAGCCCAGACCGAACTGGTGCACGGTCCCGTCGAAGGCGCTCACGAAACGAGTTCGAGCCGCCTCGTCGTCATGGCTTGCGAGCTCGATCTCGGCCTCGAGGAGCGCCCAGAGGTGGTCGATGTCGCCGTCCCTCCGGCGCCTGTCGCCGGTGAATGCATAGAAGGTGGCGTTGAGGTTGTTCAGCACGGGGGCGCCGCTGAAGTCTTCGGGTCTTGCGGACTGGATCCCGAACTCATCGGCGATGGCAGAGGCGATTCTCCTGCGGTTGGCATCGGAGATGCCCTTGTTGAAGAGCCCGTAGAACGTGTACGGATCGATGTCATCCGGCACCGGCGTACTCTCGAGCGTGGGCAACTTCATGCCGAGCGACTGGTATACGCTCAGCGTCTTTTCGATGAGTGCCGGACGGTCATTCTTGAACGCCAAGAGCATGTCGGCGAGCTCTTCGTAAAAGGGGACCCAACTGGGAATCATTGAATCAGCCACATTGACCGCCTATCATGCCAGGAGTCCGCTCTTGAACTCATCAAATGTGTACGAGTTTTCATGATTTATTGCGTCGTGTGCGAAGACCATGCAGTAGCGGTACCCGTGTCCCGCCATGAGCGCCCATCGCGTGCCGAGGTCGAGCTTGTCAAGGCTGTCGTCGTTCTTCAAATGCTCGCCTTTTGTCTCGATTGCGATGATGGCGCCGTCTGTGGTCATGGCGATGAAGTCGGGGTAGTGGTTGATGAAACCGTTAATACAGAACTCCCCATCCTTGCGATGCTCATCAATGCGGTGCCACCAGCGGATTTTCTCGGAGTTGGAGAGGGCGTCCGCCATATCATTCTCAATTCCGTCTAATTTGCCGCTCTCGGCTTCGTAGAGCGTCCTGCCATACTTGGTCATGGGGTTGCGGACAATCATAGAGGAGGGGAACTTGTACGAGGGTTTGAGCACGATCCTGTCATTGAGCTGCTTCCTGAAGCGGTCTCGGCACCAGTCCTTGGCCTGCCTGTTTATCTCATCGACGACGGCTTGGGAATATCGGCTGCCGTTATCCATGTAGGAGTCTATCTGCTCTGAGGTCATGCCTTTGACCACACGCCCCACGAAGTCGCGAAGGCCGCGGTCGCCGTAGGTGCTACGAAACTGCGGGGTCATGAGGCCCATGATGCCGTCGCGAACGGTCATCCGCTTGGTCTTGTCGGTGTAATGCGCAAAGAGTTTGCGAAGCTCGTCCTGTTGTGACTGGGCGAGCTGTCTCACGCGCAGCTCGTCGTCCTCATCCACATCGACCTGGCGTGCGTTCTCCATGCCGGCCGCGTCGATTGTGACGCCGACCGTGCCGCATTTGGTAAGGTCGAAGTTGGCGAGCAGCATATGCTTCTCAAACGGGACCCAAGTTTCGTCGGTAAAGAGCCCGCCCTCGATCTGGGCACGGAATTGGGGAAGTTGGAGTCCTTCAATGGAGGCCGCTACGGCCTCCCGTATCTTAAACTGGTTCATACCGTCTCCGAGGCCCGTGTCGCTTTCTCTGGCCTGCTCGGCCTCCTCCTTTGCTTGGTTCTGGAAGTCCTCCTCGGTCTTCTCTGCGTCCTCGATGATATCGTCGATGCTACCGTCGCTTTCCGTGCCTGCAGTTTCGTGGGTGGCATCTCCCGAATGCGTGTTGTTGTCTGGGAAGGTGAGCGTTAAATCGTCGTCTGAGGCGTCATCCGCTGCTCCCTCATGGGCAAGCTCGTCAAACGTTCCCTGATGCGGCTTGGGCTGTGTTTGAGGTGCCGGCGATTGGATTCCGCCGGCGCGCAGGTCGCGCTTTGAGAAGCCGGCCCCGTTCAGGCCGGCAATGACCTGGTCGATGGTTTGGTTGAAGTCTCCAGACGAGGTGAGCACGTACGAGATGTTGAGGCTATGCGCCTTGCTGCGATGTGCGTACGGCTGGCGTAGGATGCGACCGATGATCTGCTCGACGCTAACCCTCGAGTTCTTGTTCGCCACGGTGGCGAGGATGTAGGCGAAGGGGCAATCCCAGCCCTCGGCAAGTGCCTCAACGGTGATGATGTAGCGGATGGGGCAGCGCCGTTCCATGAGATCGGTGCTGCCAATCTCATCCACGTCGCCAGTGCGTATTGCGACCTGTTCGGCCGGTATTCCGGCGTCCACGAGCTTCTGCTTGAGTTTCTGGTAGGTCTCCGCCTCGTCTGAGGTATTGGCCTCGGCCTGCAAGAGGACGATTGGTCGCACGTAGTCGCCGCCGGTTTCCTCGGTTGCGATGGCAATTTGCTCGAGCTTGCGCTGTAGAAGTACGGCGTCCTGCACGACCTCGCGCTTGCCGTGGCGACGATAGACGATGACCGGAAGCTTCACCATTTGCTCACTCTTGAGCTCGCGTGCCGTTACGCGGGAGATTACGTTGGAACTGGCCCGCGGTGTGGCGGTGAGTTCGAGTACGAAGCGGGGGTTGAGATTACGAAGCATCTCCTGCGAGAGCTCGCTCTGGGCATGGTGCGACTCGTCCACGACGATGATGGGGTTCGTTCCGGCAATCGCGGAGATGAGCGCAGTAGAGTCCGCACCTGACACGTCGACGGCTTGCCCCGTCGAGCGCTGGTAGTCTGTGAGGGGCATGAGCTGCGAGTTCTCGGCGTAGGCACGCCTGCCATCCTTGTTCTTGAACGAGTCATAGGAAAGCACGAAGAGCGTGAGCTGGTCTTCAACGGTAGCGCGGGAGAAACCGCGCCCGCGAAGGCCGTCCTCCTTGTCGAGCACTTCGACGCGATGTGCAAAGTCACGATCCAGGGCCATGCGCAGCGGGTTTCCCGGGTCGCGCAGCTGCTGTAGCGTCTGGGTCAGGATCTCCTTGCGCGGAACGAGCCACACAACGACATCGGCAGGTCGGTCGGTCAGCCCATCGCAGATAAGGCCGAGGGCATTGGCGGCAATGAAGGTTTTGCCTCCGCCAGTCGGCACCTTCACGCATACGCTGGGTACCCCGGAAAGAGTGTCGATGTAACGCGCCACGCCGCCCCGGCCGGACTCCAGCCCGTCGTCGGCGAGGTAAGCGCGGTAGGCATCGGCAGCGCTTCCGGTCTCGCCGTAGTAGGACAGGTACCTGGCGAGGTTGTCGAGGACCTTCCGCTGGTAGTTCTTGAGTTCCATGGCTACATCCTCGCTATCTGGCGTGGAATCTGCTTGTATCTGACGTTCATTGCATTTAGAGTGCCATCATCGAGAACGCACCGGCCGGCGTAGATGACCGTGGTCTCCCCGCGAACAGGTAATTGAGCAAGTAGCTCGTAGTCAAGCGTGGTCTCATACTCAGGCTCCCATGCGAGGTAGTAGGCGACGCCGGCAATCTCGCCCATGAGATATGGGTGTTCGTTGGTGCGGTCCTCGAAGTGTGCCTTGGTTTCCGTGTACCATACGTAGCGCATGACCTCTAGGCGCGGCACCGTCGGATTGAGCTCGTTGTCTGCGCCATTGTGGTTGCCGGTGATGAGGCGATAGGAGGCGTCGGACGGAGCTTCATCAACGAAGAGAGCTGGACCAAGCTCATAGAAAGAGAAGCCGGAATCAATCGGCGGGGTGTCCTCACCCTTGTAGGTAATGCCGTTCACGACAATGGCGGATCCGTCCATCCTGGGTCCCTCGACCTTGTCGTATGTTCCTTCGGCGACGTTGTCAGCTACGGTTTGAGCCGCATCGTAAAAGTCCCTGCAACGTTTGAGGTTGCTGGCAGTGAGCTTTTTCTCATAGAGCCGTTCCACGTGCTTCTTAGTGGTTCTGTAGCCGTTGATGGTCTTGCGTACACGCTCGGCCGTGATGCCGTCAGCATAGGCGCCCATCTCGATAAGGATGAAGCGGCGTCCCGAATGATTAACGGCGTTCTCTTGAAGCACGGCCTGAGCGGTTGTCCCTGATCCAGCGAAGGCGTCGAGTACGAGGCCGTCGTCAGGGCAGGCGATCTGCAGAATGCGCCGGACGAGGCGCGACGGCTTGGGATTCTGGAACACGGCACGGCCGCAAAAGATTTCCTTTAGTTCCTTAGCCCCTTCATCTGTATGGCCGACATCGTCGTACATCCAGAGGTTAGTCGGAAGTTTGCCTTCGACGTTGGTGAGATAGGTTTTCCGACAAATACCACCTTGTCCGTTCTTAGTGAAGTAGAACCGAGGCCAAGGACCCTGATTGAGAACTTGCTTAGCTTTCTCGCGCGATTCTTCCAGTGAATGAGCTAGAAGAATCGCTTTTACGCCTGGACGAACATCATTCGTTGTAACGCCGCAAATCTCGGCGCGCTTAGCTTCATCGTGTATGTCTTCAAGTTTGTAATCGCACCATCCAGACATAATGCCAAGCATTGTCGGTTGGTCGTAACGCCAGCAAGCCGCAGCATATGGATAGATAAGTTCACCTGTAAAGGGATGCTGAATTGCATAGACCATGCCTTGATGCGTCACGGCATTGGGGGCAAAACCATCACTACTTTTCCAAGGTGCAAAATCATTATCGGGATTGCTGTATTTCGCGTCCATCTCTTCTGTGCGTTCAAGCCTGCCGGGCTCCCAGGTAGATTTCATGCTATAAGCAAGGATATGCTCGACTTCAACGGGCATACCGTGCTTGTCGTTACGAGGAGCATAGGAACGCTGCCAAGAAATATCGCCCTGGAAGCAAGAGAGACCGAATATCTCATCGCACACGTACTTGAGAGAAGCGCACTCGTCATCGCCGATGCTGATGAATATGGAGCCCGTCGGCTTGAGCATCTTTCGAAGTAGCTGAAGCCGCGGATACATCATGCAGAGCCATTTGTCATGACGAGAGAGGTCCTCGCCCTCCTTGCCCACGGCCTGGCCGAGCCACTTGCGGATGCGTGGGTCGTTGACGTTGTCGTTGTAGACCCAACCCTCGTTTCCTGTGTTGTAAGGCGGATCGATGTAGATGCAGTCGACTCGGCCCTCATACTCGGGGAGGAGCGCCTTCAAAGCCTCGAGATTGTCTCCGTGGATAATCATGTTTCCGCAGTCGGAACCATAGCTGTCGAGAACACTCTTGTCGGGGATGCGCTCGAGTATGCGATAGGGCACCTGGTGGTAGTAGTCGACGACCTTGTCTTTTCCCATCCAATCAAGTGTCGGCATGACTCACCGTAACCTTTCACAAATATGAATTGCTGGGGCAAGAAACGCTAAAGAGCGAGTCTTTCAACTTCTGACATTATACGGTCCTGCTTGACGAACCACTATTCCGTACTTTGTAAAGCGCTTACGTCAATGTGCGTGAACGATGGTTTTGTCAAACAGCAAGAAAAATGACCGAAGGCACCAGCCCGTGGTAGAAGAATCACGGATTTACATGCCGTCAAGAGGAGACCTCAATAAAGTGAGGAGGCCACGTCCGAAGTGTCGCGTACTGACAGTCATATCCCGAACGTTCTGCGGCTGACTGCGTTACTGTCGAGAGCATGAAGGCCTCACAAGAGGAGAGGAGAGAGCAATGCGTGAGGAAAAGACAGTCGTGATGGATGACGGTGCCGAGAAGAGGGTCCTGTCCTGGGGCGAGTTCGAGGATGGCATTGCCTATGTGCGTGAGACGAGCGAGGGCGACGTGACCGGCTTCGCGTACAGCGCGAAGCGACGCCAGACGACCTTCATGTTCCGGCCGACGGGCGACTACAACCTAGACGACGTAGAAAATCGTATCGAGACGAGTGATGGCGACTGCTTCGTCTGTGACTTCGCCGACGCCCTCGAGTTCTGGGGTGTTCCCTACAAGCGAGAAGACAAGATAAAGCGGTTCGTTGCCTAGTCTGTATGTGAGAAGAACGAGAAGATCTTGACGGCGTAGCTCGAACGAAGCCGGCGAGAAGAACCATAGGGGACGAAAAGCCTGGGCCGTCGCGAGTGCGCGACGGCCCATTTTTACGAGGACAAACATTTCTCCCCACCACCCCGCGCGCCGAGGAGGCCGACGTCGTGCCACAGCCGCGTTCGCTGCGGACGTTCCGCCGGGGCGCTCGTGCCATGGGCCTCCGCGCGCCGGCGAGTTGCACGGGGCGGCCGGGGACTCCTTCGCGGGTCTGGCTTCGCGTACGGGCCTACGGCACGCCCTCCGCATGCGGGCGCTCGCGTGCGGGCCTGCGGCAGCCAGGCTTCGCGCGCGTGGCGCTCGCGTACGCGCCTTCGGCAGCCGCTCCGCGTCTGCCTGCGGCCGCGCGCTCGGCCACCGCGCTGCGCCAGTCTGCCTACGGCGCCGCACTCGGCCCGCATGCTCCGGCCGTCTGCCTCCGGTTCCGCGCTCAGCCAGCCCGCTCCGTCGTTCCCGGCCTGTCGCGGTTCACACGTTTTGCGCGCTACGGCCCGCGTCACTTGCGCCCAGCGGCTCCACGCCCTCCGCTCCCTCGGCTGTGGCTTGGACCCCGTCGCCGTCCGGCGCGCGGGGTGGTGGGGAGAAATCCAGCCGGACCCGCGACGACGGACGAGACGCGGTCCCGCTCGCGTCCTCGTGAGGCCGACTCCGGCGACACTCTCCGCGGCGCGCGAGCCCCCGTGCGGGCATGCGGCCCGACCCCGGCGCGGGCGTCCCCTAGCGCTCCCGAGAGCCCCCGACCGCGCCGTCCCCGTACCACTTGCGCCGGTACTCCTCCGGACGCATGAGCCCGGCCGCGACCTCGTCCATGTCCTGCCGCTTCTCGGAGGCGGTGTCCTGCACGATGGAGTCGTCGTATATCACGGACACGTCGCCCTCCTCGGGAAGATCCTCGCCCATGTGACGCGCGCAGGCGAGAAGGGCGTGCGCGACGCCCGCGAGCGCCCCCTCCAGCGCGTTCTCGTTCTTGCGGACGTTGCGCATGAGGGCGCTGTTGTCGCTCGAGACCTCCGTGGCCGTCTTCACGTACCCCACGTTGTCCAGGTCGAAGTAGTTCGACCCCAGGCCGCAGAGGTCGCCCAGCACCTGCAGCGCCAGGCGGAACGCCTTGCCCTGCGCCTCGGTCCTCAGCGCCGGCGCGAACTCCTGAATCGTGTCCTCGGTCGACATGACCTTCCTGAACACCGTGCAGTCCCCCTTGCCGAAGGGGATGGGCACCCTCCTCCCGTCCTTCGTCCTCTCCTGGTCGAACATCACGTCGGAGAGAAAGACGCGCATCTTGCCCGCGTCCACCTCGTTGACGAGGGCGTCGTAGGCAAGATCCACGCTCTGCACCGCATCGACGGCGTCCGCGAACACGCTCTGCCCGTAGGGCGAGAAGTCCACCCTCGTGTTCGGCACCGCCGGCCGCACGATGCCGAAGGTGGGGGAGGCACACCCCGTCGCCACGTCCGCGGCCACGCCCGGCACCGCCACCTCGCGCCCGTCGCCGTCGAAGCAGACGGTGCGGATCCTGTAGGCCCCGTCGCCGCCCACCACGTGCATCTGCAGCTGGTCGAGAAGGGCGCCGCGCGAGAAGCACCGAGTGACGAACGCGCACTCCCGCACGCCCTCCGCGTCCCAGGACAGCGGCACCACCATGCGCGCGTCGTAGTGCCGCACGCGCACCAGGCGCCGCCCCACGTCCATCCACAAGGCGAACGCCCCGGTCCCCAGCCCGAACGCCCTCACCACCGTCTCCTGGGCCCTTCCCCAGAACCCCGTGGTCGAGAAGAGCGAGCCCAGCCAGTCCGTGCACGCCTGGCTCTCGCATGCCACTACGGTCTTCTCGTCCAGAAGCAGGCTGCCCCACTCCCGGCACACCCGCATGGCGGGCATTATCGTGCGCCTGTGCACCTGATACACCCTGCCAAAGCCGTCGGTGTCCCTGTAGTCGTAGAATTCGCCCACCGCGCGCATCCAGCGGTCCCACTCCCGCACGTGCGGCTCCATGTCCTCCAGCGCCCGCGTCGAATAGCCCTGTCTTCTCAGCCATTCCCTCACGCACTCCGGGATCCAGTACGCGTCACCCGCCAGCAGGTCCGTCCCCATGCCGCCTCCGCTCCTCGTCAACAAGTCGAGAAGAGCATCCGCTTCCGTCACAGGAGGCGGCCTCTCAGCTGCCAGCTAAATGCATCGTCGAGAAAAGCGCTGGGCGAGAAGAACACGCCATCGTGCCCATGCCGCCCCCTTAGCTGCCAGCTAACGAATCGGTCGACAAATGTGCGGGCGATAAGTACAGCGGGCTTTCGCCTTCCCTATGGAGGCCGGTTAGGCGTGTGGGAGAGGAGGGCGAGAGTATCCGCCGCGTCTCATATCCAATATCGCGAAAACGTTCGGCCATCTCCTGCATGTAGTAAAATGTGCGGGCGAGTATTCAATGCGGCTAGGCGAGAAGGGCGTGCGGATTTCGGGTGCGTAATCGGTTGTGCGCTCCGGCATCGATGGTCGCGCTCCTGCGATTCGTGGTAGATGGGGATGAATGGATGTCCAGGGCGTCTAGAAACGGTTATGCGGCAGGCAAGGTCACCGTTCAGGTGGACCGCTACTTCGCAAAGTACGGGGCGGGCGCGCGTGCGGCGTGGATTGTATGGTTCCTCGTCGCTTGCGCAATCCTCTGCAACTACATGTACGCCTACTTAAAGCTCCCCATAGTGGTACGAGGCGACTACACGACCTATCGCCCGGGCGAGGACGAGCTCCTCAGGAACGGCCTCATCATCCCGCTGGTGGCGATCACGGTGGTGTGGGCGATTCTCGAGGTCTTCCTGGTGAGAAGGGCGAAGCGCAAGCGCTGCGAGCGCATGGACGCCCTCACGCACGCAGGAAGCGACGTCACGCCAGCGGAGTTCCTCAAGAGCAAGCTCTACGAGGACGAGGACTTCACGGGCATCTACGTCCTCTACAACGCCTCGAAAGACAAGTACTACGTCGGGCAGAGCGTGCACGTGCTCAAGCGCGTCCGGCAGCACTTCACGGGTCACGGCAACGGCGACGTCTACTCCGACTGGAAGTACGGTGATTCCTTCACCATCAGGGTCTGCAAGTTGGTGGACAGCGGCTATGCAAACCTCAACGATCTGGAGCGCGATGCCATACAGGCATACGACGCATATGACAAGGGCTACAACCGTACGGGTGGTAACGCATCATAGACAAAGCTATCGAGAAATACGTACTGCCTAACGAGTGCCCTCTCTTAGCTGCCAGCTAATTGAACGGTCGACAAGAGCGCTGTCGAGAAGAACGTTCCCTCATTGCTCTATGCCCCTCTCAGCACGTCGTCCATCATGGCGTAGCGCACCGCGTCGATACTGTGGTCGTTCCCGTCCGGGATCTCGTCTATCCATGTCCCGTCGCGGTCCCGCTCGAACTCCTTGAGCCGGAACTCCTCGTATGCGAGCGGGCACCGCACCGGGTCGATCACGATCTCCCGCAGACCCGCCAGCCACTCATAGCTCAGCCGACGCATGTTGCTCTTCCGCGCCGGCCGCACGCGAAGCCCCAGCTCGCGACGCCACACTGCCATCGACTGCTTCCCGTCAGGCGTGTCGTCCGCCCATATCAGCTCGTCGTGCAGGTAGGCGTCGCCCCCTGGCTCGTCGGCAAACGTCAGAGCCTCGGCCGCCATCGCCCCGGTCTCGGCCGGCGTCTTCCGGTTCGCCGAGAGCTCCTGGAACAGGAACAGCCGCCGCTCGCCGGGCACCCACCCGCACCGCACGAACCGCCACGGGTCGGGGAACCATCCCCAGTCCACGCCGCTTCGCGTGCGCGAGAAGCCCCTGCACTGCGCGTCGGTCAGCCGCCGCGCCACCACGTTGCCGAACACGGACCCGCCCGTGCCCGTCACCTCGCCCAAATACTCCGACCGCCACGCCCGCTCGTCGGTCTCCCGCAGGTACTCGGCCTCCTCGATGAACGGCGCGCCCAGCCACTCCGGGTGCGTCCCCACCACGTCCAGGTAGCTCGAGCGCCGCACGAGCGTGTCCGCGCGCCGCTCGCGCTCCAGCTCCTCGCGGTTCACCCAGCTCCACAGCGTCCGCGGCGGGTTGTACGTGTAGAAGATCCAGAAGTCGTCCCCGCCGCGCCTGAGCGAGTTCAGTATCGAGCGGACCGCGTCTATCCCGTCGAACTGGTCCAGCTCCTCGAACCACACCACGGCCGCGTACCCGTGCCCGAACTTCGTGCCCTTCAGCTTCAGCGGGTCGTCAGCCCCGCGGAACACGATGCGCTGCCCGGTCGGCAGGTACGTCAGCTCCATCGGAGACACCCGCGCCCGAAACCACCGCTCCAGCCCCAGCTCAGCGATCGCCCACTCCACCTGCTCGAACACGGAGTCGCGCAGCGTGTTGCTGAACCGCCGCACCACCACCGCGTTCGCCTCCGGCCTGGCAAGGATGAGAAGGACGATGGCCACGGACACGAAGCTCGACTTCGTGCTTCCGCGCCCGCCGTGCAGCCAGTAGTGCGTGTGCCCGTGCGCCATCACGTCGCCCAGCACGTCGTGGAACGCCGGTATCACCAGCTCGCTCGCGTCCACCGCCGTCACTCGTCGCCCTCCTTCCTCGTCCCACCATCACGCGGGCGAGAAGGGCCGCCCCCTTCGCCCGGGCCTACGCCAGCGCCATCGTCGCCGTTGCCGTCGCCCATGGCGGAGGAGAGGTCCAGCCGCTCCTGCACGGGCTGGGCGACGACGCCAAGCACGATGCGCGGCGCGTCGCCACCCTCGTCCTCGTCGCGCCGGCGGTCCGCCTTGCCGTACTCGTCGGGGTACTTGCGCTCGAGCAGCCACGCCGCGGCGGTCCAGTACTGGTTGCGCGCGAGCGCCGCCGCCCGGATCGTCGTCAGGAGCGTGTGCTTGAACTCGGCCTCCTCCTTTTTTAGTCCCTCGCTTAACTCGCGCTGCAGCCGGTTCTTCGGCTCGCCCACCCAGCGGTAGAACGTGGACTCGTGGATGCCCAGCGCACAGATGATGTCGCCGTTGGAAAGTCCGTCGGCCTTCAGCCTGATGGCCTGATCGACCATCTCCTGCGTGAGCTTCGCCCTCCTCGCCATGCCAGGCCACCTCCTCCAAATATCAGAGTCTCGCAGCCTGAATCATCGGACGCCGTCACAAGAGGGACGATTATGGGCGAGGGGGAGGTCATGGGCCGGGGGCACGGAGAAAGGTGTGCCCCCCGATGCCCGCGGGACGGGCGCCGGTGCTCCTTTCCCCGGCAAATAACCCGGGCGGCCTCCAGTGCCCGCGGAACCAATTCCAACAGCTCACGAGCCACCACGCTCCCGCCTGCTCTTCAGCCCGTACCTCCTGCACGTGCGGCTGTTGCGCTGCCGCTGCGCGTCCCGCTCGCGCCTGGCCTCGGCGATCCTCACCGGGTCCTCCGCCTCGGCCCGCTCGTGCTCAAGGACCTCGGCGAAGGCGCGCTCCTGTTCCAGGTGGTAGCGCTCCGTGCACAGGCGGCACAGCCCCGTCTGGTGGTTGATCACCACGCCCACGGCCCCGCACTCGGGACACACGGTCTGCACCGCGAGCGAGCAGTGGATCCTGCTCGCCCGCACCTCCACGGCCCGCACGCTGTGCCGCGCGCCGCACAGGCGCTCGATCTCGTCGCGCGCGAACGCGGCGCCGCGGAAGGAGACCGACCTCAGGACGTCGTCCTGCTCCTCGGTCCACCTCATCTGGTGACCCACCACCTTCCGTCAACGACCGCCGGGTGACGTCCGGCGGACCTCCTGCCTGCGATGACGCGCGACGTCACCACGTCACCGGGGAAGTGCCTGGAGGGAAAGCCCCTCCCGCGCGCGCCCGCGCGTCCGCGCGGGCGTCAGCGCTATGGCTCGGTTCGTGGTGAACGTGGTGACGGTGAGGGGGAGGCGCACCTCGGAGAGCGCGATCACGCGTCACCACCCCCGTCACCGGGCGCGGGCGCGGCGGGCGACGCGGTGACGGAGGGAGTCGCGACCGAGCGCTCCAGTAGCTCCTCCATCCGGTCGTTGTCGATGCAGACGCACCAGACCCTGCTCCCGCCCTTTACGCGGCGCTGACGGGTGAAGCGCCTACCGCCCTCCGTCGTCACGAGCAGGCCCTCGTCCAGCATGCGGCGGAGCGTCTTCTGCCTGTCGTAGTTCTCGGAGTCGAGCGCGCGCTCGAGCACGGACGAGAAGACGCACCACACGGTCGAGCCGCCCCTGCGCTCCACGACGCCCCAGCGCTCGAGGCGGTCCGTCTCGGCCGTCTCCTCGAAGTGGAGGCTGTTGCGCGTCAGCCACTCGTCCACGAACTGGATCGCCTTCAGGTCCGTGTCGCCGCCAGCCGCCCCCGTGGAGTTCGAGAGCGCCCACGCAGCGAGCGACATGGCCCCCTCGAGGCACGAGCCCCAGTCGCCCCTCGCCGAACACGTAGAAGCTCGCGAGGGCGTCGGCGAAGGCGAGGAGGGCGACGTTGTCCGCCTGGGGGTGGCCCGCGGCGGCGTCCTCCACGCGGGCGCGGACGCGGGCGAACTCGGAGGCGTACCACTCGGCCGTGTTCCGGCGAAGCAGTCGAACAAATGTTCTTCCCGCGGTGCCGTACTGCGCGCCGACGAGGTGGTGCATGGCCTGGGCCGCGCGGACGTCGGAGAAGGGTTCGGCATTCAGCTCGAGCGTGCGGTTCGCGGCGCCCTGCTGGGTGCTGCCGCCCACGATGGGGATCTCGCCCGTCGCGATCGTGAGGCAGCGCCAGCTGCCCGCGCGCATCATCGAGCGGTCGCTGTTGAGCGCGCCGCGCTCGTGGCCGAGCGACAGCGAGTAGAGGAGGTCCTCCACGAGCTGCCTCTTTCCCTGCTGGCCGCCGGCTGCGCCCTTGCTCTGCAGTTCGTCGACTATGAGCGGGATGTCGTGGAAGAGGGCGGCCGCGCGCACGATGGACTTCGGCGTGTCCGCGAACGTGCGGAAGTAGGAGTCGGCGCCCTCGGTGGGGTCGCCCCACACCGAGCCAGCCGCCTTCAGCGTCGGGGTCTTGCCGCTCCTCGAGCGGCCCCACAGGTAGACGATGAACGTCTGTACTCCGAGGACGGATACGAGCGGCGAGGCGAACGAGGCGGCGAGCACGCAGCGGAAGGCCGGGGACGCCTCGCGCGCCGGCGAGACGCCGGCGACCCACTCCGCGAGCGTCCCCGCGGCGCCCATGAACGGCCGCGCCTTCAGCGCCTCGTCCGGCGTCGGGTCGAAGCGCACGTCTCCCGCGCCGGCGTCGTAGGGCATGAAGGCGCCGAGCGGGCCGTCCGCCCAGCCCAGGTGGCCCACGCTCTGGTAGCTCGGCCTGAGAGCGCCGAGCCTCCGCTCGCAGTCGGTGAGGTAGCGCACGACCTCCTTGCAGTTAGAGGACGAGACGTTCGCACCCATGGGGGCGAGCGCGCCGATCACCTTGCCCTGGTTCAGCAGGACGTCCCTGCCCATGGCCTGCTCGCGCACGGAGCCCCCGGGGAGCCTCACGCGCACGAGGGCGCGCACCTCGCGGGTGTCGACGTCCACGAGGTCGCAGGCGATCCACGGGGCCGTGCTCGTCACGGACGCCCTGGCCTCGCCGTCGCGGTCAACCGTCCAGAGCCTGCCCGCGCCGTCGACGCGCCACCCCTCGACGGATGGCGCGCGGTCGGGGTCGAACTCCGGCCCGGAGGGCGCCGGCGGAGCGTCCGGGGCGACACGAGGCGATGGTGCTGCCGCACGAGGCGTGGACGGGCGGCGCACGGGGGAGGGCGCGCGGCGCCTCCCTGGGTCGTAGAACTCCCTGCAGCCCTCGATGGCGCGCTCGATGGTCTGGGCGCCGTACGTGGTCGCGCCGCGGCGCGAGTCCCACTTTTCGCGCATGAGGCCGGACGCCCTGAAGATTCTGTCCATGCGGGTGGCGTCGCCGCCGCACCAGAACGCGAGGTGGGAGCAGAGCGCCATGTCGGCGGCGCTGCGGTCGCCTCCCTGCGCGGACGCGTCGCCGTCCATGAGCGCGCGGATGGCCGTCCCCCTCGCGGAGGCGAGCATGCGCGACACGAGCTCGTCGTCGCCCATGTCCCCGGGTCGCGACGCGGCGTCGCCCGCCACGGGCCCGGCCTTCGCGAGCCTCGGCTGCGTGGACGCCGCCGGCTCGCCGCCGATCCACGACCGGTAGGCGCGCTCGACGACGCGCGGGTTCTCGCCGAGGGCGCCGTGGCCCTCGAACACGCGCCCCGTCACGGTGAAGAAGCGGTCGTGGTCGTACATCTCGACGTTGCCGCGCCGGCAGCGCGTCGCCCAGTCGGGCTTCGGGCCGCGGAATATGAGGTGCAGGCCGTCCCCGGACGGCGAGACCTCGCAGTAGGTGTGGGCCTCGGCGACGACCCAGCGGAACGCGTCCGCGAGGCGGCCGTCCGTCAGGACGTGGTCGAGGTCGAGCCCCGTGAACGCGCGGTCGGGCCCGAAGACGAAGCCCACGCCGTCGGCGTGCCAGCGCGCGACGGCGGAGACCGCGTCCTCGAAGTCCGTCCAGGTCGAGGGGTCCGTGCTCTTGGCCATGCGCCCCGTGCGCGCGTCGACGGGCAGCTTCGTCGTCCGGCCGTCGCGCTCCTGCCTCCTCCAGCAGACCCAGCGCGGCTCGGACCTCAGCTCCGCCGGGACCATGTCGAGCCCCCGCATGGGGCCCACCCCGCTACGCGCGCCCGCGCGCGGCGCGCCCCTGGGCACCCCTGCGCGCGGCCTCGCGTGCGTTCGGCAGCACCTCGTCCACGGGGATGAGCCACCTGCCGTTCATCTTGTCCGCCGGGATCCTCCCCTCGGCAATCCCTCGCCTGATGGACCCCACGTGCTCGCCCGTCAGCTCTGAGAGCTGCTTCGGGGTTATGAGCTGTGGAAGCTCGTTGATGCTCATCGCTTTCCCTTCGTCGGCCTTCGGATCGGTCGGCGCGGTCGCGGGCCACAGAGCGCTCGGAGATTGGTCCCCGGCCGCCGCCGTGGCCGTACGATAACATAGAAAAACTCATGGATTGAGTGTAAAACGAAATACTGCTATAATCTGAGCCGTTAAGGTTGTACGTTCTGTCTTGTTTTGCTAACTTCTGTTGCGAAGCGTTGTACTGCCCCAATCAGAGGGTGCCACAACGCCTTCACAACTCCTACACATATGAGAGGGGCACGCGCATGGGCAAGAGGCTTCAGGAGCTCAGAAGGGAGGCGGGGTTCTCCACCGCGAAGGAGTTCGCGGAGTCCATGGGCATCCCGCCCACCACCTACACCCGATACGAGTCCCAGCCCGGGAAGATCCCCCTGCGAACGGCATGGTCGCTCGCGGACCACTTCGGCGTCTCAATCGACGAGGTCGTCGGCCGCGCGTCCCCGCGGCGCGAGAACGGCCGGGGGGAGGAGCAGAGGGCGTTCGACGAGCTCCTGCCGCGCTCCCAGGAGGAGGTCCGGGACTTCATGGGCTTCCTCGCGGAGAGGGACGCGCGCGAGGGGGAGCGCTCGAGGAGGCTCGAGATGAGGCGTTGGGACGCCATAGCGTCGCGCATCGAGAGGGCGTTCCTCGCCGGAATCGCGGAGTCGGACTCGACGGACGGGGTCTCGCTCCTGCTCGCGACCACGGACGGGGAGCTCAGGGACGCGTACGAGGAGTTCGCGCGCGGCTGGGTCGTCGGGGCGGAGCGCCCGCTGAACCCGCTCGCTCCCGAGAAGCGCGACGAGGAGGCAATGGGGGAGGTCATGGCGGCGTACGACCGCGCGCACGAGACGTCGGAGCCCGACGACATGGGCGTCGAGTGGTCGGGCGCGTGGGCAGCCGGCGAGGACGGAGGTGGTGCCGTCAGGTAGTGGAGAGAGAATGGCCCGCCGGGAGCTGGCACTCCCGACGGGCCGAGCGTCCAATCCGAAGGCCACTTCAAGAAAGGACGGTGACAGTATATGTCATCCATCCGCCCCGCGCACGCGGGCACGTCACGTACCAGCGCAAATACCGGTAGCAGGAGACAACTCCAGCGACTCCGCAGGGAGGCGGGCTTCAGGAGCGCGAAGGAGTTCGCGGCCGAGCTCGGCGTCCCCGAGAGCACCTACGCGCGCTACGAGCGCGCGACGGAGGGCCCCGACTGCGGCATACCCCTGTCCGCGGCGTGGGCCATCGCCGACCGGCTCGGCGAGTCCATCGACGTCGTCGTCGGGAGGGAGAGCATGGACGTCCCGCACGTCGTCACGCTCGACGAGCGCGCCGACGCCCTCGGGCCGGAGGGTCGCCGCATGCTCGCGGACTTCATGGACTACCTCGAGGCCCGCGAGGGCTCCGGCGGGGGACGGAGGTAGCCATGGCCAAGGTGACTGGCGAGGGGTCCGTCGTCCAGCTCGAGAGGGACAAGCCCCGGGGCAGGTGCCGCAGGTGGCAGCTCAGGGTGCCCGTCGGCATGGACCCGCGCACAGGGAAGTACAAGACCAGGACGCACAGATTCGAGGGCACCTACACGCAGGCGAAGGCCGCCCTGCGGGACTTCATCGAGGAGGTCGAAGGGGACCACGTCCTGGGAAGGACGGACTACACCTTCGAGTCCTACAGCGATAGGTACCTCGAGCAGCGCAGGCTCAGGAAGGAGGTCGCCGAGACCACGCAGCATCGGCAGAGGTGCCAGATAAAGGCCGTCTGCCACCACATCGGGAAGGTGCGCCTCGAGCAGGTGACGCCCTCCATGCTCGACGACATGTACATCGCGATGATGCGGGGCGACACGCTCTCGGGAAAGCGCTCGAGCGGGTCCTACGTCAACCAGATACACGACAACATCACCCTCGTGTTCGAGGCTGCGAAGAGGGAGGGGCTCATCGCGGAGAACCCCTGCGACAAGGCGACGCCACCGAAGATGGACACAAAGCCCAAGAAGGCAATCGACCCGGCCAAGGCGCGCGAGCTCATAGAGTCGCTCGACCCGACCGACCCCCGCGAGTGCGCCTTCCTGCTCGCAATCACCATGGGGCTCAGGCGCGGCGAGATCTGCGGCCTCTCGTGGGGCGACGTCGACTTCGACCGACGCATCGTGGACGTGAGCCACTCTCTCGACGTGATGGGAAACCTCAAGGAGCCGAAGACCAGGGCCGGAATCCGCCTGCTCCCCCTCTCCGAGCGCACTCTCGACGCGCTCAGGCGGGCGAAGGAGGCCCAGGCGGCGCAGTTCGAGAAGACGAACAGCTTCAGGAAGCCTTGGGAGGGGTACCTCGTCCAGGACGAGAACACCCCCGTCATAGCGGGGCACTACGGCGAGCGCGTCACCCCGACGACCATGAGCAGATGGTGGACGCTCGCGCGGGACGGCTACGGTCTGCCGGGCTTCACGCTCCACGAGCTTCGGCACACCTATCTCACCCTGCTTGCCGAAAGCGGCGTCCACCCGAAGGTCATGCAGGAGCTTGCGGGACACAGCAACTCGCAGATCACGATGGACATCTACACCCACGTGAACCTCGAGGCGAAGCGGGAGGCCGTCGACGCGGTGAGCAAGATGTTCTGACGACGCCGTCAGAGGGGCGTGCCACATAGTGAGCCTGAAGCAAGAGGGGGCTCGTACCGGCCATTTCGGAGCGGTACGAGCCCTGAACGATTCGTACCAGATTCGTACCACCCAGCCGAGTGGCGTCTGGACGCGCATTCGGAACACCCTCATTTATCTGGTAAAATGTCTCGAGTAAGAAATTTTGAGAACTGGGTGTAAGTACTGAGTGGGAGTAAGCCGATAAGGCTTTGACCTGCACTTTTGAGTACCGCACTGTACCGCTGAGTTTCGTTTCGTACGGGAGTCATGGCAAAGCCGCCAGCGACGGCGGTGAGTAAATACGGTGATCGAGCCTCCGTTCCCGCGTTGGGACGGAGGTTTTTTCTTTGGTCTTTTACTCCCTTTCACCTGCGATTTCGCCATTTACTCCCCGTGTTTCAAGACGGCAAGGCACGGGGCGGTATTCAGAGGAATGGGAGTAAGGATTCATCCCAAGTGAGTAGATGCGCTGTATTTGTCCCCGAGGGCGAAACGGGGCCGTTTCGGGGCCTGTGAAACTCAAATCGAACTCAATGGGCATTTTTGCGGTCTCCGCACGGCGTTTCCCCAGGTGGTTAATGGGGAGTAAAGAATCTCGCCGTCTCAATGAAAACGGGAGTAATCAGGGGAAATGCCGCGATGTGCTGCCGCGTGCCGCCATGTAAACCACCGCATCATTTACTCCCCGGACATGCCGAAAATGCCTCCGCGTGCAACGGGGAGTAAAAACTCAGCTTACGCAGGAGCGAGCGGCGCTCACCGCCTAGCCGGGCGTTCTGACTCGGTTTCATAAGTTGCGAAATGCGGAGAGCCGCTACAGCGAGGCTTTCCAGTTCTCGTATTCGTCGGCGTCGATCTCGCCGTTCTCGAGCTGCGCGCGCTTCTCTGCCCACAGCTCGATCGCCATCGCGGCTTTGGGCGCGTGGGGCGCCTTGGGGTTTAGGGAAAGCCCTGTGCCGTCAGCTGCGGGCACGATGCCGAAGGAGTCCTCAAGCCGCACGAGAAGCGACATGAGGTCGCCCGCGGTCTCGACGCCGTAATAAAGGAGCAGCTTGCCGCCGTGATGGAGCGTCACGGGATAGAGTGGGAGGACAAGGGCACCCACGACCAGCACTTGTCTGTGCTGGACTACAAAAAGGAGCAGAGGGCCAAGGAGATTGCCCAACTGGATAAGGTAAAGGCCAAGAAGCAAAAAGAGGTGGCGGGACAGGAACAGCGGTTGAAGGAATTGGCCCCGGCAGTAAAGAACATGGAGCGGTTGGCGGCGGAGTTTTCGGCAGACCCGGAGGAAGTCTTACCAGAGCCGGGGCCGCTGGAATCGGCCAGGGCCTACCGGGAGAAAAAGGCCAAGCCTTTATGGGCAAAGATCGTCAAGGTGCTGCGCTCGGTCTACCGGGCCTATCTCGACCTCAAATCCAAATTTGAGCGGCTACAAGCGGACTATGGCCGGGAGGTCAGCAAAAACAGTTCTTTGTCAGAAAGGATTTACGAGGTCTGCGCCGAGAGAGACAGTCTAAAGGGAAAGGTCAGGGACTACGAGCGGGTCAGGCGAGCCATTGGCCCGGAACAGGCGGACAGGATATTAGAGGCAGCTTACCAGCAGGAACATGCCGAAAAGGAACGGAAACGGGCCGCAAAGTCAAAAATTCGGATAGACGCACGATAATCACCAAAACCGGAGGGTGTTCCAGTGAATGCCCTCCGATTTTATTTGTGGAATCGGTAAAATGATTTCTTGTTTTTTAGAGCGCACTATGATATACTGTTATTATCCTGATTTGAGGAGTCTACCAAATATGCGGCAAGGTATTCTTAAATAAAATTTGATAATGGGCGCAAAAATGCTTGCCCCTTGCAGGGGCTTGGTTTTTGTACCCAATTTAAGAATACTTTTGCCTTTTAAGCAAATATCGTGACGGACAGCAGCTTATGTAAGTCGTGTGTGTTTCTGTGTGTCCGAAGTCATGATCCCCAGCGGTAAAAGTATTAGCCGCTGGGGATTTTTGCGCCCATTCGGGCCTTGTATGGAGGATAGACATGAACATTATCAATATCGGGATTCTTGCCCATGTAGACGCCGGCAAGACGACACTGACTGAAAGCCTGCTGTATGCCAGCGGAGCCATTTCAGAACCGGGGAGCGTCGAAAAAGGGACAACGAGGACGGACACCATGCTGTTGGAGCGGCAGCGTGGGATTACCATTCAAGCGGCAGTCACTTCCTTCCTGTGGCGCAGATGTAAAGTCAACATAGTGGATACGCCCGGCCACATGGATTTTTTGGCGGAGGTGTACCGCTCTTTGGCCGTTTTAGATGGGGCCATCTTGGTGATCTCCGCTAAAGATGGCGTGCAGGCCCAGACCCGTATTCTGTTCCATGCCCTGCGGAAAATGAACATTCCCACCGTTATCTTTATCAACAAAATCGACCAGGCTGGCGTTGATTTGCAGAGCGTGGTTCAGTCTGTTCGGGATAAGCTCTCCGCCGATATTATCATCAAGCAGACGGTGTCGCTGTCCCCGGAAATAGTCCTGGAGGAAAATACCGACATAGAAGCATGGGATGCGGTCATCGAAAATAACGATGCATTATTGGAAAAGTATATCGCAGGAGAACCAATCAGCCAGGAAAAACTTGCGCGGGAGGAACAGCGGCGGGTTCAAGAAGCCTCCCTGTTCCCGGTCTATCATGGCAGCGCCAAAAAGGGCCTTGGCATTCAACCGTTGATGGATGCGGTGACAGGACTGTTCCAACCGATTGGGGAACAGGGGAGCGCCACCCTATGCGGCAGCGTTTTCAAGGTTGAGTACACCGATTGCGGCCAGCGGCGTGTCTATCTGCGGCTATACAGCGGAACGCTGCGCCTGCGGGATACGGTGGCCCTGGCCGGGAGAGAAAAGCTGAAAATCACAGAGATGCGTATTCCATCCAAAGGGGAAATTGTTCGGACAGACACCGCTTATCCGGGCGAAATTGTCATCCTTCCCAGCGACAGCGTGAGGTTAAACGACGTATTAGGGGACAACACCCGGCTCCCTCGTAAAAGGTGGCGCGAGGCCCCCCTCCCCATGCTGCGGACGGCGATTGCGCCGAAAACGGCAGCGCAAAGAGAACGGCTGCTGGACGCTCTTACGCAACTTGCGGATACTGACCCGCTTTTGCGCTGCGAAGTGGATTCCATCACCCATGAGATCATTCTTTCTTTTTTGGGCCGGGTGCAGTTGGAGGTCGTTTCCGCTTTGCTGTCGGAAAAATACAAGATTGAAACAGTGGTAAAGGAACCCACCGTCATTTATATGGAGCGGCCGCTCAAAGCAGCCAGCCACACCATCCATATCGAGGTGCCGCCCAACCCGTTTTGGGCATCCATCGGACTGTCTGTTACACCACTCCCGCTTGGCTCCGGCGTACAATACGAGAGCCGGGTTTCGCTGGGATACTTGAACCAGAGTTTTCAAAACGCTGTCAGGGATGGTATCCGTTACGGGCTGGAGCAGGGCTTGTTCGGCTGGAACGTAACGGACTGTAAGATTTGCTTTGAATACGGGCTTTATTACAGTCCAGTCAGCACGCCGGCGGACTTCCGCTCATTGGCCCCGATTGTATTGGAACAGGCATTGAAGGAATCAGGGACGCAGCTGCTGGAACCTTATCTCTCCTTCACCCTCTATGCGCCCCAGGAATACCTTTCCAGGGCTTATCATGATGCACCGAAATACTGTGCCACCATCGAAACGGCCCAGGTAAAAAAGGATGAAGTTGTCTTTACTGGCGAGATTCCCGCCCGCTGTATACAGGCATACCGTACTGATCTGGCCTTTTACACCAACGGGCAGAGCGTATGCCTTACAGAGCTAAAAGGGTATCAGGCCGCTGTCGGCCAGCCGGTCATCCAGCCCCGCCGTCCAAACAGCCGCCTGGACAAGGTGCGCCATATGTTCAGTAGGTTGATTGCCAAAGCTAGTGCAGCTTCGGCGGGGTAAGTGCGGCTGACAGAGTAGATGCAGGAAGACAGCGCCGTCCTTGGCGTTGTCGGATGCGATTTTGGCGCAGTGAGTGCAGGAGGCCGACCGGTCGGCACCGTTTCGCGGCATGACCCATGGTGACCGCACCGGCCTATGCCAGACCTAGTGCAGCCCCCTGCTGGCCCTTGTCCCCACCCGCGCGTGCCGCCCGTGTGTGGTTTACTTGTCAGCGTCTGGCGCCGTCGCGCTCTCGCCTGAGCCGTCCGACGAGCTCCGGTCTCGTCTCGACCTCATCCGGCGGGACGAGCGCGAGGCCGAGGCCCTCGAGGAGCGAGGCCGGCAGCGCCACCTTCGCGAGGGCCATCGGCGAGGCGTCGCCGATGGCCCTCCTCAGGCTCGAGTTCACGTTGGAGCAGACGCCGGCGAGGATCCACGCGTCGAGTCCCAGGCCGTCGATCGAGGTGCCTTTGGGGATGACCTTCCTCAGCTCGACGTGGTTCTTCTCGCAGGCGCCCTTCTGGTCGGAGCGCTGGGGGTCGGCGTAGAAGACGCGGCACCTCCCGTCCCGCTCGATGCCGGCGATGTCGTCGAACTCACGCCCCCGGTCGGTCAGGATGAGCCCGAAGACCCTGCGAAAGGCCTCGGGCCCGCCCAGGAGGCCCTCCAGCCAGTCCAGGGCGGCGACGACGTGGGCGCGGTCGTGCCTCTCGAGCAGGACGTAGATCTGGAACCTGATCTGGACGAAGTGGAGCGTGAGCAGGGCCTGGGAGTCCCCCTCGGCGCCCTCCACGCAGTCCATCTCGACCGCACGCGCGCGCTCCTCCTCGCCGAGGGCGAGGTAGTCGGCGTAGGTGCGGCCCTCGTAGAAGGCCGCCTCGCGGCGGCTCGCGCGCTTCCTGCTGCGCCTCTTGTACCTGACCTTCTTGCGCAGGTCCATCTTGGCCACGTCGATGTCCTCGTTCTCGACGTGACGGTAGAAGGAGCGCTCGGAGCAGGGGAGGTCGTCGCGGGAGGCGAAGATGTGGTGGACCGACTGTCCCCTGGCGAGTCCCGCCTTGACCTCCCGGGCCAGGAACGCCATTTCGTGGCCGGTCATGTCCAGCCCCCTCCTCGACTCCACGAGGCGCTCGTCGGCCTTGGCCTGCGCCACCTTGGCCGAGTAGGTTGTGTTTGATAGCCTCCTAATTGCACAAAAAAGCAGAGCGGCTTTTCACTCGTGAGCATGAAAAAGTTTCACAGATATGCAAGAGGGACACGTCCTGGCACCGCACACATTGCCATGCTCGATTCGCAGGGCCCAACCCACGGATCGAGAGGCAGGAAAGGAAGATGCTGGACATGTCCCAGATAGAGAGGATACGCGACATGCTCGCGGATGGCTATACGCCGACGGAGGTGAAGGAGACCCTCGGAGTGTCGTACCCAACGATCAGGAAGTACGCTCAGGAAGACGACTTCTCGCCCCAAAGGCCCAAGGCCTCGGAGCACCCGAGCAAGCTCGATCCCTACAAGGCCCTCATCGGCGAGATGCTCGAGGAGGACCGCCACTGCTACCACAAGCAGCGCCACACGGCCAGGCGCGTCTTCGAGAGGCTGCGCGCGGAGCATGGCTTTAGTGGCAGTTACTCCACGGTGCAGCGCTACATGAAGGAGATTCGCTCCAAGGGGCCGAGGGGCGAGTCGGTGAGGCTCGGATGGGACCCGGGCACCATGCAGGTCGACTTCGGGCAGGCCGACTTCGATTATGCCTTCGGCGGCGGCAGGGCAAGGATGCACTACCTGCCGATGTCCTTTCCGTACTCCAACCATGAGGTGTGCGAGGTCTTCGCGGACGAGAAGGACGTCTGTGTCTGCCAGGGGCTCAAGGACTGCTTCGAGCGCATCGGGGGCGTTCCCCCCGTCATCGTGCTCGACAACGCCACCGAGGCCGGGAGGAGGTGGCGCGACGTGATCGTGGAGTCCGACCTCTTCCGCCGGCTCAGGCTGCACTACGGCTTCACGGCCCGCTTCTGCAACCCGAACGCCGGCAAGGAGAAGGGAAACGTCGAGGGCAAGGTCGGCTACACCAGGAGGAACTTCTTCGTGCCCGTGCCCGAGGTGGGCGACCTTCAAGACTACAACCGAGGGCTTGCCGAGACGCTTGACGCCCACTCCGAAGAGCAGCTCCACTACGAGAAGGGACTCAGCTGGGCCACCCTCTTCCAGGTCGACAAGGCGCATCTCCTGCCTCTTCCGAAAAAGCCCTTCGACGTCGTCAGGTGGGCGTCGTGCACGACCGACGGCTACGGAAGGATCACCTTGGACGGCTGCCATCGCTATCTGGCGTCGCCCTCGCTCGCATGCGTTTCGCTCACGGTGGGCGTGCGCGCCTTCACGGTGGAGATAGACGCCCCTGACGGGACGCCGCTAAGGACCTACCGCAGGCGCTCCGGCAAGCTCTTCACCTCCGATGAGGACCCGCTGGCACTGCTCGAACCGCTTTCGATGAAGACGCGCGCCTTCATGCAGTCCAGCGTGTGCGCGCTGTTCGACGAGGATGTGAGGGACGCCTTCGGCTCCATGGCGACCGACGAGCTGAAAGGCCAGGTCAAGGTGATCTCTAGGCTCGCACAAGCCTATGGCATGGGGATCACCGCCCAGGCGTTCTCCGAGGCGCTGCGGGCCACCGGCAAGATGCGCCCCGCCGATGTCGAGATGTGCTGCGCCAGGATCCGCGCGCAAGGCACCAGGGCCAAGGCAGCGCGCGAGCTGGGCACCAGGCTCGCCGACTACGACGGCTTCATGCTCAGGGGAGGCGATCGGGATGGCCAGGCTGCCGCAGAAGGTTGA